GTCATAGTCCGTTCCTGCACCAGAGATAGGTGTCTGGTGTCACCATGCGTTACCTTGTGTAACGAATTACTCGCGCTCTATCCTTTCATCTAGGTCTAGTAGCGTTCTCTCAGCAAAGGCTAACCCCTGAATAATCCCCACATTGCGGGAGTACTCATCCATGTCCTTGCAACCACCTATCGCCATGTGATCTGAGACCTCATTCATCTGGGTTCTCAAGTCGTCTTGTATGGCCTGTAGGACGTTATTCGTTGCCTTTTTCGTCATCTAGGGTGTCCCTGATTAAACTGAATCCAGCCTTGAAACCCTCTATCTCTTGTTGGGTTTCCTCTTTGGAATCTTGCATCGCCACCTTTGCGGCGAGTTTTGCGCTTTCTAAGCGTTCCTCTTGATCCATCTTCTCCAGATCAAGCATGGTTTTGGCTTCCGCCTTTTGTGCATCGACTTGGACTTTTGCCATGTCGGTCTGCGCCTTAGCCGCCGCCTGTTGCTCCTTGATCGCCAACTCTCGTTGTTGCATCTGAATTACAGGATCTTGCGACTGCTTGGCGTTTTGCTCTGCTTGCGCCATCATCTGGGCCTTGCCTGTAAGCTGTTCTGCGGCAGGCACTGCCAGTCTGGATATACGCAGTTCGATATCTTCAGGTAGCTTCTCTTCTGGGCCGGGAAGCTCCACGCCCAGCTCTTTCTCAATCTTGGCCCTGTATAGAAACGCTACATGTTCTGCAATGTGCGCGGCAAAAGCGGCCTCTATAGCTTTTTTGTTGGGCGCTCTGGCAACCATCTTCATAATGTCGGGATTCTGCATTGCCGCCATGTGAACTTGGATGTGCGCTTCGTGATCCTGATAAATGAACGCCTTGACCGGCTCTCCGGTAATGATGTTCATATTTTCTGTGACAGGATCTGTCGGCTTGATATCGTCCTCTGTTGGGACAATCTTGTCTGCGTCCTGAATGCCCAGAACGTCTAGCATCTGGCGGTGAAGCAGTGGCATGTCATACATCTGGGGTGCTTGAGCCGCCAACTGCAACGCCGCCTGATACTGCATGATCCTTTGCGCCATCGTTCCCGCATTGGGATCACTAACAGGAATAATGTCTACCCGATCATCAAAGTCTGTGGGGACAATCTGCCCATCGTCCTCCTCATAGGGATAAACCTCTGGGCCATAGTCCCTGACAAGCTCTGACAGTATCTTGAGTTCCTTGGAGACAGCGGCATGGACACGGGCCTGTACCGCACTCATAACCTTCATCTCGCGCTCTAATACTGCGAGTGTGGTGCCAACCGGCGCTTCTCCGTTGATGTCTGAGGCTTTGACATCTGCCGCTGACGCGAATCGACGCCCCTCATTCACAATATCACCCAGCAACTGGTATAGGACGTTGCTTGGCTCCTTGTATGGCAGGAAGGTGATGTTGTCACGGATAGCACCACCCGGAACGTCTACGTCACGGAACTCGCCGGGCATGATGGGAGTGTCATCGCCCTTGATTCTGAGTCCTCTAGACTTCAACCCTCCCGGTAGGTTGGCAAGTGTTCCAGCGTCTACCAACTGTCGGAGCAAGGATGTTGCCGACTTGGATAGACCGCCGATCATGTGTACCAAGCCAAACCCGTAGAATCCTAGCCCCGGCAGATACTGGTAATGAACATAGTGATCCCGCTTCATCTTATTGGGATCGTCTTCGTACCAGTTGCGCCGTATCGACAGGATCGTTCGTGATGACTTGTCAATGGTAACAACGTAAGGCAGAGCAATGCCTGTTGGCTTGCCCTTGTCTGTGTCTTCAAATCCTAGCAGGTCGATGTCAACGTGCATCTCCAGCAGGGTGTGCCTATGGTCAAGCTCGTAGTTGTCCGAGTCTCCCGTCATCCGGTCATACTTCTGCTGTATCTCAGAAATGTCCGGTGTTGGTGCAGGCAAATCTATGTCTGAATAAAACCCAGCAACTTGTAACTTCCTGATTTCATTGGAAGTTTTCTTCATCACATGGGTGGCGCGTTCACACGTTGACAGGTCAGACGCACCATAGCTGACCACAAAATCCTCTGCTGGCACAAACATGGCGCAGGGTCTGCCCATACTTGGGTCAAAATAGACTTTGCGGAATGCGGAGCCTGCAATCGGCAGGGAGAACAACAACTTCTCTGTCTCCGTCCTGTACTCCGTCATACGCTGGGTAATCAGGTAGTTCAGGTAGTTCTGTACTCTGTGTGCCTGTTTGGTCTTCTCGTCATCTATCTTGCCGACGATAGTGGTCTTTACAGGCCCACTGGCAGGATATATCTCCTGTATAGTCTGGGCTTGAAAGCGAATGACCGCTTCAGAAAGCATCGGGTGGAAGACGCCACAAGCGCCCTCCCACGGTGTAGACCTATCCTCAAACTTTAGTCCTAACAAGTCAAGACCACGGACATAAGAGTCTTCCCAGTCCGCACGGCTCATCCGGTCAGCGTCAAACTGCCCGACAAGCTCGCTCGCAAGACCGTCCAAGTCCCGCTCGTCCATGTACTCCGCTAGATTGGAGCCATGCTCAATACCCATGAGGGCAGGCATATTCGGGTCGAAATCAATAACCATGCCCCCGTCTTCGTCCATCACACTGACAGACTCAGGGTTTTCGATCACGATCTCTAGGTCTTCACCGCCCCCTTGAGGGCTGAAGGGTGTTGCTACGCGGTCAATTGCCACTTAGCCTTTGCCACCCATCTTGCCGCCTTTGGTATCCATTTTGTTCTTCATGGTTCTGCCGCCCTTGAAGTAGCCTTTCGGCATCATCTTGTTGGCTACCATTGTCTTTCCACCACCCGCCATTTTTCCTTGGCCGTCTGCGGCAAAATGTGGCACCTCTTGGCCCTTGTCATTGGTGACCATCTTCAGCTTGCCGCCGCTTGCCATGCCTTTGGGCACCTTCCGCATCATGCCGCCGTTTGCCATACCTTTAGGTTTCTTCATCGTCCTCACCTGCGTATAAGTTGTCGAATACTCTGTTTACGTCCAGCGTGTAGTCCAAGTCCGATTTGGAGTAGTGAATATGCTGTGACGGCCTAAAATCAGGTGCGCCCTCCCCAGTTGACCACCATGCTGGGTGTGTCACCCGTACACGGTTGTTGGGTAGCGCCACGATATTGCCTGTCCACGGGCCTGCATCCAGAAGCTCCATCACATGACTCTGCTTGTGTTGAGCAGGGTCATCAGCGATCTCGTTGTCTGTGTAGTCCACCGTAAACATATATTTAGCAGGGTAAAACTCCCCGTCTATCTTGGCGATCCAAGGACACGGTGTTGCCCTCTCTAGGACGTAAACACTGTGTTCCCTAGACGAACAGTCCCACGGCTGGGCCGCGTAGACCGGCATCGGCTCGGGCCACTCTACAAACGGGGTGTCTCCGACCAAGGCAGTGATGGGCATCCTTGCCCACATCGCACCTCCGTGAATGTTTGGGTCATCGTTGTCGTAAGTTTCAGCGCCAGTGAATATGATCTGGAAACTGAGACACCGACAGGGCATCGTTGTTACTGCAATCGCCATAGCGTGTAGAAACTCGCCATGATATTTGCTGTGGTTGTGTGTGTATTCGCGTCTTACCCAGCACTTAAAGTGCGGAATGTTGCTTTGCAGGAATGCCATCTTCTCCGTAAAACCTCTGTTCCCACGCCTTATGCCGCTGGATCGGTACTTTGTAGTACGGCAAGAATCGCCCTATGTAGATGCAAAACTTGTTCAACCAATGCAGAGGCAACGGTAGTGGCCTAAGATAATCCATAAACAAGACCACCCTGATGTTGTCTGTCAGGTTGATCGCAAAATGCTCGTAGGTATCGTCGAATATAACGACCTTGCCGGTCTTCCAGCGATACTCCTTGCCCATCACAGACAGCACACATCCCTTTCCGTCTGTGGGTATATCTACACCAAGGTGCATTCTCAGCACCCCAGACCACGGCCCCTCATGGGGTACAAGCATCTTGTTTGAGTCGAGGATGGAAAAGTAGGCCGAAACGATGCTTTTGTCGCTATCGACAACCGCCATCGTCTTGGGAAACATCTCGCAGTTCTTTTCAAAGCGCATGTTGTTCGCCTTGAGGAAGAACATCCTCCACTTATCGTCATCCGATATATAGGTCTGCTCGGGACTTATATCTTGGAATAACGGAAAATCCTGCAACCGCTGTCTTACCTGATCGAACTCTCCGCGTATCACGAAGTAGTTTTCTTCCAGCTTGTGGGCAATCGAAAAGTCTTTGTTGTCGAAATAGGCTGGGCCTCCTAGCTTGGAGTGCCGCCTGAACATCGGGCGCAGTTTGCGCTCCAGATTGTCAACAAAGCCGTGCCAGCGATTGATGTCAGTAATAGTTTGCCACCCTCCCGTGGGGGTCAAAGTCATCTTCCTCGTCAGTGTGAAGCGATACAAAGCCGCCCTGCCTGAAACGGAGAAGTGCTTGCGTTGAAGAGTCCACAAGGTCGTCGTGCTCCCCAGCAGGGAACGCGGCAAATTCCTCAATGACCTCTTCAGCGAATCGTGTCTCTGGCGCCCATACGTTGCCAGAGGCAAACAAGTCAGCAACAGCGTTAACCCTTGCTATCTTGTCGTTACCACGCGAGGGGGTGTATTCCGAAACCGGAATCCCCATCG